CCAGATTCTTTGTATAATCGTAGAAATTACAATTAGGACGCTGTTTTATGATATGGGACCAGTCAATATCTGATGTACCATTAAGGCGAAAGTAAACAATCTTTCCCGCCATTTGACCCGCTAAGTTTTTCTGGTCAATCTCAAGCAATAATAATTGCTCAAATAGTTGGGGCTTTAGTAAGTATAAGATGGTCCTTTTCGTGCTTGCTTTTTGTGCTGCATTCATTCCAAGATGACCAGAAGAAATTAGACAATCCTTAGCGCATCCACCCATTTCAGCACCGATACAAAGCGTTTCTTTGCCTACTTTGTTATGAGGTTGTAAGTACATTACAGGTATCTCATACTTATCGGGGCCTTTGTTAGTCTTAACTGATTGACTGAATAATGTTGTTATGGGTTTACAAAGGTAATCAAAGTTATCTAATGCCCATTGTTTCGCCTTTGGTTGTAGTTTGTCGCTGTTTTTTATTTCTTTTTGTGTGAACATTTTGCTGCCTTTGTTTGTTGGTGTTGGTTGTAATTCTAATGATGTGTTTTTTGTTGTCAAGCGTTTTATTATCATACATTAATCTTTTTTATATTGTTATGGCATATGTAAATCTTTTGTTATAACGGCTTCTAAGGTTGCCACTTTGGTCCTCGCACGTCTATCTTTTGTTTTACTCGTGCTAATCTTAGCGGCTGCCATTGGTGAACCTTGGCGGCTCGTGTTAGCCTTGGCGGCTCCGCTGGTGCTTCTTGTGTTTGACATAAGGCGACACGACGGCTGAAACACAAGAAGAAACACGGGCGCGAGTTTGGACCAAAGGGGGGGCTTCTTTTGGATACCGGGGACCACACTTGGCCATGAAAAATCGGGGGGGTGCTTCTTAGACACAAAATAGGTCAAAATTAAAAAAACTAAGCCTAAATTAAACATATGCAACCTGTTGTTTTCACAAGTAAAACTTCAACCCTTATAATTAGGCAATAAATGGCTTGACTTTCGTGTAGTCTTATGTTATACTATTGGCATACTTAGGGACAATTTGTGTTATGACTTCTGAAATCAAAAGAAGAGGTCGTGGCAGACCCCGTAAATCAGAGGTTGCTGCCGTTAAGCCCGGAAACAAGGGTAAGGTAGGTAGACCAAAGGGTGACGCTGCTATCATCAATGAGTATAAAGCTCGTATGTTGGCCTCACCGAAATCAAAGAAAGTCCTAGAGACAATCTTTGATGCTGCTCTGGACAACGAGCATAAAAATCAAGCAGCCGCTTGGAAGCTTATAATGGACCGTATGCTTCCTGTAGGTGCTTTTGAGAGAGAGGTTGTAAAAGACTCAGGAAGAAGTTCAATACAAATTAACATCACAGGTGTTAATGCTGTAGACATGGATCAAGCTGATATTATTGAAGGAGAAGTAGTAAGTGGAACTTAAGTATTTTTCTTTGTTAGAGTTTGATTGCCAAGTTACGGGGGAAAACTGTATGGACCCAACATTCCTTGAACAACTCGACGCACTAAGACTAGCCTGTGGTTTTACTTTTGTTATTTCTTCAGGTTATAGACACCCGACGTTACATCCGATAGAAGCTTCTAAGAAAGTACCCGGAACACATGCTCAAGGTATAGCAGCAGACATCGTAGTAAAGAACGCTAACCAACGCTACTGTGTGGTACAAGAAGCAACAAAACTAGGCTTCAAAGGTATTGGTGTAGCCAAAGACTTTGTACACGTAGACACAAGAGAAACTATAGCTCCTGTGATGTGGCTGTACTAAACAAAGGTGTCTGAAACAGAATTAAACATAAAGTTACTCCCGTGGCAACAAGAGGTCTGGGAAGACCCAACACGGTTTAAGATTGTTGCTGCTGGTAGACGAACAGGTAAGTCTCGTTTGGCTGCTTGGATGCTTATTGTTAATGCACTACAGGCAAACAAAGGTCATGTGTTTTACGTAGCACCAACACAAGGTCAGGCCAGAGACATCATGTGGCAGACCTTGTTGGAACTAGGACACCCGGTAATCGCAGGTAGTCACATCAACAACCTACAGATAAAACTGGTGAACGGAGCCACAATTAGTCTTAAGGGTGCTGACAGACCAGAAACAATGCGGGGAGTAAGTCTTAAGTTTCTTGTGTTGGACGAATACGCAGACATGAAGCCTGACGTGTTTGAGCAGATACTAAGGCCAGCACTGACTGACCAAAAAGGTTGTGCAATGTTTATAGGCACACCAATGGGTAGGAACCACTTCTATGAACTTTACAAATACGGAGAACTAGACAGCGACGAAACGTACAAGACTTGGCATTTTACTTCTTACGACAATCCTTTGTTAGACCCTGAAGAAATAAACATCGCTAAAAAGTCCATGTCCAGCTACGCTTTCCGTCAAGAATTTATGGCTTCCTTTGAAGCTCGTGGTTCTGAAATGTTCAAAGAAGACTGGGTAAATTTTTCAGAACACGAACCAGAAGGAGGAGATTACTACATTGCTGTTGATTTGGCTGGATTTGAAGAAGTCAACAAGAAAAGAACTAAGAATACAAAGCTGGATGAAACAGCGATTGCGGTGGTCAAGGTTAGTCCTGATGGTTGGTACGTTGTCAATATTATTCACGGGAGATGGAGCCTTGACGAGACAGCAGCCAAAATATTTCAGGCAGTTAGAGATTACAGACCAGTCAGTGTGGGAATTGAAAAAGGGATTGCCAAGCAAGCTGTAATGTCTCCTCTAACGGACCTACAGAAGCGGTACGGAACTTTCTTTAGAGTTGAGGAATTAACCCACGGTAACAAGAAAAAGACTGACAGGATTATGTGGGCATTACAGGGACGCTTTGAAAACGGATACGTAACTTTAGATAAAGGGGAATGGAACGCTAGGTTTTTAGATCAGTTGTTTCAGTTCCCTGATCCATTAACACATGACGACTTGGTTGATGCTTTGGCTTACATAGATCAACTTGCAAACGTAGCGTATGACTACGACTACGAAATTGACAACCATGAAATACTTGACGTGGTATCAGGATATTAAATTATGAGTGACTTATACGAAGCAGACCCGTTGATGATAGAAGAGTCTATTGAAGACTGGGTAATCACTAAATGCGACGACTGGCGTGACCACTACGAGTCTAATTACTCCTACAGGTTTGATGAGTACTACAGACTGTGGAGAGGTATCTGGGATCCAGCAGACAGCGAAAGAGCCTCAGAACGCTCTAGGATTGTTTCTCCAGCGTTACAACAAGCAGTTGAGTCTAATGTTGCTGAACTAGAAGAAGCAACCTTTGGACGTGGTAAGTGGTTTGACGTGTCTGATAATTTAGGAGACACTGATAAGCAAGACGTTATGTTTTTAAGAAATAAACTAACGGAAGACTTTGAAGACTGTAAAGTACGTAAATCAGTTGCAGAATGTCTTATCAATGCTGCTGTGTTTGGTACAGGTGTTGCTGAAGTTGTTATTGAAGAAATGAAAGAGATGTCGCCTGCTGTACAGCCTATCATGGGTGGTGACTTACAGGCAGTAGGTGTTAACGTACAGGAAAGAGTAAAAGTAAAACTTAAGCCTGTGATGCCTCAGAACTTCCTGATAGATCCTGTAGCAACCTCAGTTGAAGATTCTATGGGTGTTGCGGTTGACGAGTTTGTCAGCTTACATCAAGTAGAGTTGTTACAGGAGCAAGGTGTTTACCGTAATGTTAACATAGGAGCAGCGGCACCGGACACCGACTTAGAGCCTGACCAAGACTTAACTATCTACCACGACAACAAAGTAAGACTAACGAAATACTATGGTCTTGTTCCTAAAGACTTGCTAGAAAAAACTTTTAGTGGTGACGATGATGATGACGACGAAGAAGAAACAACCGAAGAAGAGACAGCAGAATCAAGGTACGTCGAGGCTGTCATAGTTATTGCCAATGGTGGTGTGTTACTTAAAGCAGAAGAAAACCCTTACATGATGCAGGACAGACCTGTTATTGCTTTTCCGTGGGACGTAGTACCCGGAAGATTCTGGGGTCGTGGTGTCTGTGAGAAAGGCTATAATTCTCAAAAAGCACTTGACACAGAACTCAGGGCTAGGATTGACGCTCTTAGTTTAACTATCCATCCTATGATGGCTATTGATGCAACAAGACTACCAAGAGGTGCTAAACCAGAAATACGTCCGGGTAAAATAATCCTGACCAGTGGTGATCCTCGTGAAGTCTTACAGCCTTTTAATTTTGGACAAGTCAACCAGATTACTTTCACACAAGCTGCTGCTTTACAGGAGATGGTTCAACAAGCAACAGGAGCAGTAGACTCAGCAGGTTTAGCAGGTTCAGTCAACGGTAAAGCCACGGCTGCTGGTATTTCAATGTCTTTAGGTGCGTTAATTAAACGACACAAAAGAACTTTGATTAACTTTCAGCAGTCTTTCTTAATACCGTTTGTTAAAAAAGCAGCTTATCGGTACATGCAGTTTGACCCTGAGAATTATCCTGTGGCTGACTACAAGTTCAACGCCAGCAGCACATTAGGTATTATTGCTAGAGAGTACGAAGTAACTCAGCTTGTTCAGTTGTTACAGACGATGAAACAAGACTCTCCGTTGTACAGCACCCTAGTACAGTCTATTATAGACAACATGAACTTATCTAACCGTGAGGAACTACTGGCTGCTATGCAACAAGCAATGCAACCAAATCCACAGGCAGCACAAGCAGCCCAAGTAGCACAACAAGCGCAGCTTCAGTTCCAACAGTCACAAACAGAAGCTCTTACTGCACAAGCTAAGGAGTCTTCTGCAAGGGCTATTAAGATTGCTGTGGAAGCAAACTCAATACCTACAGAGTTAGAGATTGATCGTATTAACGCAGTTACTAGAAACCTAAGAGAAGGTGACGCTGAAGATAAAGAGTTTGAGCGACGTATGAAAGTTGCTGATGCCCTCCTTAAAAAACAAGCGATAGAAGGTAAACAAAATGATAACAGACCAAGAGTTGAAACTCCTGTTGAACCAGATAGACAACCACTTCAAACCGAAATGGAAACTCTTGCAGGAACTGGAACAGAAACTACAGGAGCTAACTCAGCCGCAGGTCAAAACCAAACCGAAACCCAAGACAGTTAAAAAATAATATGTCTAATCGTAGAGATCCAAAGTTAATTAGGGCTGGTGTTAGTGGGTACAATAAACCAAAGAGAACACCTAGCCACCCAACTAAAAAATTTGTAGTTGTTGCTAAAGTAGGTGACAAAACTAAGACTATCCGTTTTGGTGACGCTAATATGACGATAAAGAAAGATCAACCTAAAAGGCGTAAGTCGTTTAGAGCACGTCATAAATGCGACACTGATCCACCTAATAAACTAACTGCAAGATACTGGTCTTGCAAAAAATGGTAAGGAGGTGATCTTTGTCTACAGGTGTGAACCATTACAAAAGTGATGGTACTTTGCACAGAGGAAATACTCACAGGATGCCCAACGGTGAAGTACATACGGGCAAAACCCACGGTAAAACTTCTGTCAAACTCTTTCATTTAAACGAACTTTCTAAAAAAGCTAAGGAGAAAGCAATGGCTTATGGTGGCAATTACAGCAGTAACTCCAGTGGTGGAGCTAAGAAGAAAAAGAAAACAAAGAACAAGAAACAAACAACCGCAAGCCGAACAAAAACAACAAGGAGAATGGGTAGATATTCCTAATGGCAAAAACCAAAACAAAAAGCCCAGTACCAAAAGACAAGGCTTTGTATTCTCGTGTTAAAACACAGGCTAAACGTAAGTTTGATGTTTGGCCTTCTGCTTATGCTTCTGCTTGGTTAGTAAAGGAATACAAAAAACGTGGTGGTAAGTATGCGTAGACAGAAACCCGTCGCTAAAAAAAATAAGAAACCCACTGACACAGGACTTACTAAGTGGTTCAAAGAACAATGGGTAGACATTAAAACAGGAAAACCTTGTGGTCGTCGTAAAGCAAAAAACAGTACACGTCCTTATCCTTCGTGTCGTCCTAAAGCTGTTGCAGCTAAAATGACTGAGGCTGAAAAGAAATCTTCTGCTCGTAGAAAGACAGGGAAAAAGCAGATTAAACACGCTGTTACAGCTTCTGGAAGAAGGAGAACAAGAACAACGAGAAATACTGCTTGACTTTTGTTTAAAAATATGCTATACTATAATTAAGTATAACTTAAGGAAAACTATGACACCAGAGCTTGAAACCTACTTCAATAACTATAATGAATTATTTAACCATAAAGGTTTCAAACAACTCTTAGATGAGCTTTCAAACAATATAAAGAACATTTCTAATGTTCAAGCAATAAAAGACTTAGAAGAGTTGTTCTTCCGTAAAGGACAAATTGCTGCCTTTAATGCTGTAATAAATATAGAAGGAACTATAGAAGCAGCTAGACAGCAAGCCGAAGAAGAAGAACAGAAAGATGATTAGAGTTTATGATTTTTGTTGTCCTAAAGGACACAGATTTGAAGAATTTGTATCTAGTGATACCATAACCAGTAGGTGCGGTTGTGGTGCAATGGCTACAAAAACGGTATCTGCCCCTGCTTTTATACTAGATGGGTCTAGCGGTGACTTTCCCGGTAGACATTTAAGATGGTTAAAAGAGCATGAACAAGCAGGTAGAAGAAAATCAAAATCTCCATAATGGTGAGAACTACGGAGTTTAATTATGTCAAGAGCAACTATTGTTGATTTGCCTCCTGAAGAGGAAAAAGCAGACACTGTAGAAGATGAAGCAGAAGAGGTACAGCAGTTAGACTTAGAGCTAGAAGCTGACAAACCTCAAGAAGAACCTACGCTGCCAGATAAGTACCAAGGTAAGTCCTTGGAAGAAATTGTACAGATGCACCAAGAAGCTGAAAAACTTTTAGGTCGTCAGTCGTCTGAAGTAGGAGAGCTTCGTAAAGTTGTTGATGATTATATTTCTAATCAAACACAACAACAACAAACAGCACCTCAACAACAAGTCGTTGAGCCTGAAAGTGAGATAGACTATTTTACGAACCCTCAAGAAGCCGTTAATCGTGCTATTGAGAATCATCCTAAAATTAAAGAAGCACAGCAGTATACCAGTGAATATAGGAAACAAGCATCACTGGCTACACTGAATAATAAACATCCAGATATGCAGAGCATCTTACAAGACGCTAAGTTTGCAGAGTGGATAAAAGCTTCTAAGATTAGGACTGAGTTGTTTGTACAAGCTGACCAAAATTTTAATGCTGAAGCTGCTGACGAGTTATTTTCTCTTTGGAAAGAACGTAAGACAGTGGCAGAACAAACTGTCCAAGTTGAAAAACAGGCAAGAAAACAGCAATTAAAAGCAGCTAACACAGGCAATGCACAGGGTAGTTCTGAAACACCCCGTAGAAAAGTTTACCGTAGGGCCGACATTATTAAACTAATGAAAACTGACCCAGAACGTTACCAAGCTTTATCAGAAGAAATACTGAGTGCTTATGCGGAGGGTCGAGTCAAATAATCAATGGAGATTAACTAATGGCTACTGCAACATATCCCGGTGCTGGTGGTAATACTGCCAAAACTGAAGCAGCAACTTTTATACCTGAAATTTGGTCGGACGAAATTATTGCTGCGTACCAGAAAAATTTAAAGATGGCTCCTCTTGTCAAAAAGATTACAATGAATGGCAAGAAAGGAGATAAACTTCACATACCTAGTCCTACTCGTGGGGATGCTGCTGCTAAAGCTGCTGACACAGCGGTTACTATTATAGCAAACACTGAAGGCGAGTTGACTATAGATATTAACAGGCACTTTGAGTACTCAAGACTTATTGAGGACATTGTAGAAGTGCAAGCCCTTAGTAGCTTACGTCAGTTCTACACAGAAGACGCAGGTTACGCTCTTGCTACACGTATCGACACTGACCTTCATTCTTGTGGTACTGGTTTTGGTAACGGTGGTGCAGTTGTCCACACAGGCACTGTAGCTCCTACTGACTACCAACACACAGGTTGTTTCTTTAACGACGGTGGAACAACGACACAGTATACAGATGATACTGCTGTTGCTGCTGACATCTTTAGTGATGTTTTCTTCCGTGACATGATACAGAAGATGGACGACAATAATGTTCCTATGGAAGAACGTGTACTTGTCATTCCTCCTTCTGTACGTAAGACAATTATGGGTATTGACCGCTATGTATCTTCTGACTTTGTAACAGGTCAGGCTGTACAATCAGGTCTTATCGGTAATCTTTACGGTGTAGATGTTTATGTTTCTGCTAACTGCGCTACTATTGAGGCAGCAGGAGATAATACTGCATCATCTATTGATACTAGAGCCGCTTTGCTTTTCCAAAAGGAAGCTATTGTTCTTGCAGAACAACTCTCAGTACGCTCTCAAACCCAGTACAAACAGGAATATCTGTCTACTTTGTATACGGCTGACTGCCTATACGGTGTTCAGGTTTATCGTCCTGAAGCTGGTTTCGTTCTCGCTATTGCTGAGTAACGAACTCAAGGGGGGTCTTACGGCCCCTCTTTCTTTTTTTCTTTTTTCTTTTTTTTAGGACTTCTAGTTCATGGCTACTACAATCAAGTTAAAAAATGGTTCAGGTGCGCCAGCAGCTAGTGATCTAGTTCAAGGAGAGCCAGCACTAGACCTGACAAATAAAAGACTTTACAGCGAAACTTCTGGTGGTGCTGTAGTTGAAATAGGATCTAATCCGTCAGCTTTATCTATTGCAGGTGTAGCTGTAACTTCTACAGCAGCAGAATTAAACATATTAGACGGTGTTACGTCCACGGCAGCAGAACTAAACATACTGGACGGAGTAACTTCAACTACTGCAGAGCTTAACATCCTTGACGGTGTAACTGCTACGGCTGCTGAACTTAATATTATAGACGGTGTTACAGCAACAACAGCAGAACTTAACATCATGGACGGAGTTACGTCTACAACTGCTGAGCTAAACATCTTGGACGGTGTTACTTCATTTTTAGATGAAGACGACATGGCTTCTGATAGCTCAACGTCTTTAGCTTCACAGCAGTCTATTAAGGCTTATGTTCAAGGTCAAGTAGGAACAGGAGGTGGCGGGTCTGTTAATTATGCTAATTTAGTTGCAACAACCTCTGCTAGTATTGGTGGTGGTTCGACAAATGGCGTATATATTGCCCAAGGCGGTATTTCGATCAAAAATGGTGGAAGTCAATCGTATGTCGATTTCTATTGTGAGAGTAGCAACCTCCACTATGCAAGGCTCCAGAGTGCCGCGCATGCTAACTATTCAGGAAACATTACTTTAACTCTTCCGTCGTCAACAGATACTTTAGTTGGAAAAGCAACAACAGATACTTTAACTAATAAAAGTCTTACTGCACCTGTATTAACAGGAAGTTCTAGCTCTGCTGGAAGTATCTTATTTAAAGAAGACACTGATAACGGCACTAACGCTGTTACGTTAAAAGGTCCAGAAAGCACAGCAGATATAACCCTAGTTCTGCCAAATTCTACGGGATCGTCTGGACAGGCAATGGTTACAGATGGATCAGGAACCCTCAGTTTCGCTACAGTATCTGGGGCATATACTGCATGGGCGCAGAAAACTTCAAATTTCACAGCTTCTGCAGGAGATCAATTACTTTGTATTCATGCAAGTACCCCCTTTACTATTACATTGCCTAGTAGCCCTTCAGCAAATGACACAGTAGTTATTTCAAATGCAGGAGCAGCTACAGTAACAGTGGCTCGTAATAGCAGTAATATAAAATCACTAGCTCAAGATTTTACACTAGCACAAGATAATTCAACCCAATTAGTCTATGTAAATAGCACTATCGGCTGGTTTGAGATATAGGAGAAGAATATGGCAGTTTTAGGTTCAAAAAATAATGTTCTTGGTGGAGTTTTTACTGCTGTAGCAAGTGGCTCAATAGCTAATGGCAAAGCTTGCAATATTAATAGTGACGGCACAGTATCTCAAGCTACTTCAATAGCAGGTAAAAAAATAATTTTTGCATATAATAACGGAGGTGGTCTTTATCACTTTACATTAAAAAATCTTTTTGATGTTACTGAAATTATTGGAGCTTCAGGTACTACTTATGGTAGTGAATATAGTAATACTCAAGTAAATGCAATTATAAGTGGTAGAGAAAGTTATGTTCAAGGTATTCGCTTTAATGCCGATGGCACAAAGTTTTTTGCTATGGGTAATGATGGAGATGATGTTAATGAGTTTACCCTTTCAACAGCTTATGATTTAGCTACATATACATTTGTAGATAGTTATGATATTTCAGGTAAAACTACAAATCCTAGAGGACTAGATTTTAAAACGGACGGCACTGAAATGTATGTTGTTACTTATGGGGATAGTAATGTGCATCAGTGGACATTAAGTACAGGATTTGATGTTTCTACAGCAAGTTTTACTAGAACCTTTGATACTAGTAGAAATGATTATCCTAATGGTATTATCTTTAAACCAGATGGAACTAAGATGTATATTTGTGGATCCGATTATGGTTCTGAGGATAATACAGCCCAGTATACATTAAGTACAGCATGGGACATTTCTAGTGCTTCTTATGATTCAGTATTATTAGATCATTCAAGTCAAGATTCAGCGGCTAGTGATATTTTATTTAATGATGATGGTACTAAGTTTTATATGCTTGGTGGTGCAGGGCATACCATATCAGAATATACATTAAGTACACCTTATCAATTATCATCAGCTAGTTTTTCTACTGAAACTTATATAGTAGGTTGGACGCATACTGCCATGACTTTTGCTAATGGAGGTTCAGCAACTAATGATAACTACATTGGTATTTCTCAAGGTGCTTACACAAACGGACAGACTGCAAGTATTAAAGTAATTGGAGCTATTGACACTAACCAATCAGGGTTAACTCCCAATGCACTTTGTTATATAAGTGATAGTGGAACAATCGTTAGTTCTAGTACGAGTAGTGTTATTGCAGGACATGCTTTAACGCCAACTACAGTATTAATTAAGAATTCATATGACATGCTGTTTGATTAAAAGGATTAAACATGAGTAATTTAATTAGAGTAACAAAAGATGGTGTTACGAAAGATTTTAGTTCTTTAGAAGATGCAAAAAAAGAATTTCCTGATAGTGAATATCTAGTTGTTACTGACCATACTCCTGCTGCTAAAAAAGCAAGAGAAGAAAAAATAGTTCGTGAAAGAGCTTGGAGAGATGCTGAATTACTAAGGACTGACACTATTGTTGATTTAAGTGATTATCCTAACAAAACAAATATGGTAGCATACAGAAAAGAACTGCGCGATTGGCCTAGCACAACAAATTTTCCTGTGAGTCTTAGACCTGTTTTGAAAACGGAGTAATCAATGCTGGCAGAAGTAGCAACCTGTATATCCTTAATTAAAGGACTAAATGATGCTATTTCAACTGTAAAAGAAGCAGGTAGTAATGCGTCTTCATTTGCCAACATGATAGGCAAGTACGCTCAAGCTAATGACGCAGTTATGGAAACTGAGCAAAAACACATAGGTAAATTATCTGTTCAAGATTCTATGCAGATACAGGTAGCAAAAAGACAGCTATCTACTTTTAATCAACAGCTTAAAGACCTTATGTTAATGCAAGGGCTTTCTTCAGACTACAACGAGATAATGAACCGTGTAGAAGAAAGTAGACTAGAACATGAGAAAAGACTAAAACAACTAAAGTTACAAAAAGCTAAAAGAGATAAAGAATTACAAGAAATTTTACAAACATTAGTTTACGTTGCGTTAGGAGTCTTTAGTGTTTTTTTATGTGTGTGGTTGTACTCGTTATTTAATTAAGTAACATGAGTAAGTTTTGGAAACTATGGTGTCTTTCATTAGGCGAAAAAGCCAGCGATAATACACAAGAAGCAGATGTTATAGCTTTGTTTAGAACAGTTATTGTTTTACTTAATGCAGTCACTTGTTTATTTATCATCAGTGGTATAATACATCACTGGCAATAAGGAGATAGTTTTAGTGTTTTATATTAAAAAGGTTTTTGTAGCTATTAAAAACTGGTTTATACTTGCATGGGAAACCGTTAAGAAACCTTCGTTCTGGATTATTCCGGTTAAAAAACCTAAAGAAGAAACAATAGTAGTTGAAGAACCTGAAGTAGATGAAGTAGCTGAAGTAACAGAAATAGAAACCGCAAGAGAGAAAAGTAAAACTTGGTCTGCTGAACAGGATTAGTATTTCTTATGTCTTTAATCGGAAACATCTTAGGTAGTCTAGGTGGCAAAGTAGTTGATGCTGTAGACAATAGGTCTGAAAGGAAGCACGTAGAAAAAGTACGTAAGTTAGAGATAGAAGAATTACGACATAAAACTAAAATGGATATGCTTGCTAAAGGTCAAGAGATGGACAATAGTTGGGAACTAGAGCAGATAAAGAACTCTGGTTGGAAAGATGAAGCAGTCCTAATTACACTCCTGATACCACTTTGGCTGTGCTTTGTTCCTTACACAGTTGTTTACGTTGAGGACGGCTTTAACGCTTTGTCTCAAACACCCGATTGGTATCAATGGCTTATCTTAGTAATCTTTTGTGCTATCTACGGAGTTAGAATATGGCGCAGGAAATGAGTATGGGAACAACTGCTGAGATAGCTTTAGAAGCTCTTGAGCGTATTGCTCTACATGAGAAAGAATGTGGAGAACGTTGGGCTGAAGCAATCGTTGAACTAAGAGAACTAAAGAAAGCAACGGATACTCATGCACAAAGATGGGAGAAACTAGCTTGGTTATTTGTCGGCACAGCAGTTACTTGTACGATTACTGTTTTAGCTGCTGTTTTAGTTTAGAGGGATACTATGTCTGATTTTGACGACGAAGATTTAATGTTTGAAGGAACTAGACGTAGCCCATCACGGCTAATAACTTCTGATATAGAAGATAAAGACTCTATACCTCTTGTACCTACAACACTTGGAGACGGCGGCTTTTTTAGCGATCCCAGTCAAGATTTTAGACACGGAGGAATGCCTAATTCGACACCGATAGATGCAGACGAGTTAGCTGAAATTTATGCTAACGAAGAAATACGAAAAAATTTAGGGCAAACCGTAGAAGAGTTTTATTACGGTAAACAGCAACAAGAAGAAGAAGAAGTAAATTTAGATCAAACTGGTTTAGAACCCGAAGTTCCTTTAATGGACAACCAAACCCGTAAACAAGTTGAGTTTGCTTTACAAGAGTTTGAGGACTCCTTTAAAAGTCAACTTGAGTTGGCTGGTGTTGATGCTTTAAGTTCTGAAGAAATGTTAAATGCTTTTGCTGCAGCTAAACAAAAAGGACTGATTGACCTTTTACCTGATCCAGATGAAATGCAAAAAGAACTGGAATCACAAGCATTAGCTGGTGGAGGAATTGGAGTTAAAATTAGAGGTGATGGAAGCGACGTGTCTATTTTATTAGGCGTACCTCTTATTGGTGGCACTGATCCTTTAGAAATAAAACTAAAAGAAAACGGTAAGTTTGTTAATATTATTACGTCAGTACAAAACACAGCACAAGAAGTTTTTGAAAACATAACAAAAGTCCCTAAAGATATTCTTGATGAACTTCGGAAACTCGTTACAGATCCTCTTTCTATATTTGAAATGGGAAGAGACAGAGATCAAAACCCTATTATAACCATTGGTGGAATCCTTTTTGAATCAGACAGGATTAAAAATTTATTAGCAAATAAACACCCGTGGATACAAAACGAAGCACTTGCAAAAATTATAGAGGAAGCTAATAAGTTTACTGGTAGTGGTTATGTTGATCCCAACTCCGGTAACGATGACGATGACGACGACGGTGACGACGACGGTGACGACGACGGTGACGACGACGACGGTGACGACGACGACGGTGATCCAGACCCAGATCCTGATCCTGATC